AGTAACAGCGCTTATGACTAAAAATGGTATGTCTACTAATAGAAAAGAAAAAGCATTAAATTTACATAAAAGTAGGGCTAGATCTATAGTAAAAACAGCATTGGGTGCAGGAATAGGTGCATTAACTGGCTATTTAGCAGAACAAGGGTTTTCTTGGATGGGATTAGATCTTGGTTTTATGGTAGCAAGTGGTGCTGGAATGGGTGTTTTCTCAGCATTAGATTATTTTTCTAATTGTATATTAACTGTTGCTAATTATAGTAATGTTAGATTCTATAGTGGAAAAGCTATACCAAAAGGATTTTATACAATGCGTCAAATAAGAATTGCTTTTAGAAAAGCCGGATTATCTGATGCACAAGCTAAAGCTGCTTATAGAATGTGTGCTACTACATTATGGGATGCTTATACAGTACAAAACGGAGTAGCTAGATTACGTAGTAAATATGCACAATATGTTACTGATTAGATAGAAACTACTTTATATACTAAAGGATAGCAGTTAGCTGGATTCTTTAACGGTATGAACCCTGATAATGATAAATCACCATATCTTAATACAATAGCCGGTAAATTCATAGGTTCAATGCGTGCTTGGATGATGTAGGTATTTCAACACAATTTCGCAGGAGGACATTCTTTTGTTGACAGACAAGCTAAAAAAGAACCACATAATGAAACTAAAGACGGAAAAACACGTACATATTATACATATGAAAGGTTAAAAGATTCACCTGATACTAGAAATAATTATGGAGGTTTTAACTGGGAAACAGACGAAATGATGGATGAAATATATGCAGCACTTGGTAGAAGCATTATTACATTAGGTAAAAAGATAAAGAGTGTTCTTACTACTTTTACATTTGGTGGTTATAAATTTTCAAACGTAGAAAAAAATGCACTTAAAGAGTTACTACTTGCATTTGGTATGTTATCATGTTTATTCTTTGGAGTTACTAATACATATAATTGGGCTAAAACTGCACCTAAATCAATAGGATCTCAATGGAATCCTACTGAATATATTAATAAGTAGATATATAAACCAGTGTCACTAAATTTAGTTTATAGAACTATGGAATCTAGATGGACTAGATAGGATCCATCATAGATAATCGATATTGTTAAGTCTATAACCACTTTATAGTCTGGTGCATCTAATTATCTTGAAATATTAAACGTAGGAGAAGACATAATACGAGGTGAAAATTTGGACAAAAAAATAAAAACTGGTTCATACAAAGGTGAGAGTAAACGTACAAGATATTTATATAAAACATTTGGTATGCCAAGTAACCTTCATACAGTAAATAGTTTCTATGGAGCTTTAAATAACTATAAATATTATTAGAATAAATATGGTGGATTGTTTAAGTTCTTTGGCTATGATATAGGTATTGGAGGATTTGGTGGAGGCTATAATAATAATATTAACACATCTGGAGATATTGATGTAGACGTTGATGTAGATGTGGATGTAGACGTTGATGTAGATGTGGATGTTGATTTTTAATATAAAATTTTGATCAACGTTCTATCAATAAATTCCTTCCTATTTACTTTTTTGAAAATAAAAAAGGGTATAATCTCATTTCTGAGACTATACCCTTTGTTGTTTTATATAAGTATATGTTTTTGACCTAATATTGGTCTAATATCTTCTGAAGGTATATATAAATCAGATGATTTTTTCAATGTATCTTTTATTAACATATTATTAGTAAAATCATCATCACATCCCCAAAATTGCAATATACGCATTTTTTGTTTTGCTGTGAGATGCACAACATCATTTAATATATTTTTATCTTCTGATTTACATACAAATTTATAAATAAGCCATGGACAATTATTTATAAACTTAATATATTGTCCTTTATATTCAGGAAAATTATTAAGTTTTTGTGCTCTAGCAATAGATGCTTCTGTTCTTACATTATCATCATATGCTAAATACAATTCGTCGTCTTTAGGATTATCTATATCCTTAGAAAATGCTCCTATAAAACCTGTATTATTTCCTATATCTGTCATCTCGACAGTTTTATTTATTAATGGAATTATTGTTTTTTCAAAATCAGTCATTAGGTAAGATTAAAGGTTCTGCACCAGTACCCTCATAATATGTTCGAGTATGATCCCATAAATTATGATCATAATGAAACTTTAATTCATCTAATATATTATTTATGAAGTTACATTTATCTTTTATTTGTTTCGGAATAAAAGTAAATACTCTTACTTCATATGTGTTAATAGTATCAATAGCAATAATATAGTATTCAAAATCCCATTTAGAAGAATCTTCTTTTAGTTCATTATCAATATACCACATCAATGCCATTTTATAAAAAGCTAATTGCCTTAAATAATCATATTGTTTCATACTTTCTTCAAAACAACCGATATGTACAGTGGTTTTTATATCTACCAATATACATCGTTTGTTTTCTTTATCAAAAGTACAACAATCTATTAACGATTTACAAGGTACTTTATTTTCCCAGTTTATATGGAATTCATGATGATTTTCTCCTTTCTTAGGATTTAACAGTTTATCTGCTAATTTATGTTTTTTTACGTTATTTCCAATAACATTAAGCATCTCCATTTCATAATGGCGTATCTGTATTTTATTGGATTTATTCTTTAACATATTGATGTAAGAATTTAACGTAGAAGCCATTTCCTTTGCTTTAGAGAGGATTAAATCATCATTCTGTGTAGTTACCTTATATGAAGCTTTATATGCGCTTATAAGGGCCTTATTTGGCTCTAATTCAAGTGTATGTACAAGTTCTTCACAGAACTTTTTTTGATTGTCAGATTTAGGTATTATACCAGTATATACTTCATAAGTATTCTTAAACTCTTCTGGTTGTAAAAGATACATATGTATCATAGTACCTTTATCCATGGCAGAAGATTTTTCATCTGGTATTTCTCCAGATAATTTCTTATGAAAATAGAGTGGTCCTTTCTTTAAGAACCACCCTATTGCGGAATTACTCACTCTGGTATTATCTTCGTAATATGGTATTTTAATATCCATTTTCTATATTATTTATTTGGATATTGACATCAACAAGGGCATTTAACAGTTTCCCACACCTCGTCTTCTGTTGATTCGGAATCAACGACATTATTTGTTCTTGTATCTGACGTTTCCGTTGCATCAATCTTCCTTGCTCTTCTATTAAACTTGTCATTTTTTATACTAATATTCATATTACTTATCACATCAAGCATTACATCTTCTGCAGACATATTGTTATCAGAACATGTAAAATCAAGTATATCTTTATCTTGATATTCTTTAAAATAATCATAAATTTCTTCTATAAATGATATAATATTATCATAACTCTTTACTTTAAACTGCGTATCTATAAAGTCAGCAATAACTTTAGTTGCTTTGTCAGTAAAATAATCACGACATATATCGACTATAGTATTATATGAAATACCATCAAATTGTCTATAATAACGAATACGACTGCATCTGTCTATCATGTATTGAGATATATTTTTATCTTCATTACATGTCATTATTACAAGTTTTTTAGAAGTACTTCGTATACCATCTAAGAATGATAATAATACATCTGTACTCCAAGCTCTAGGATTCTTTTCTATTTCATCCATAAGTACGACTGTACTTTGGTTAAATTTAGAAAAGAAATCTGTTAGTTTATGAGCAGGAAATGTTGGATCTACAACAATAATAGGTAAATTTATTTGTTTACATATCAATTTACTTGTTAGAGTTTTACCAGAACCTTTTAAACCACTTAATAACACACCAGTATTCTGTTTATTAGTGTTAGAAAAGTAGTTACAGACACGGTTAATGAATTTATTATCGTCTTCTGTATTATAAACCTTTTTAGGAATAGACCAATCATTATCTGTTTCCAAATATATAACTTCGTCATATGGTTTAAATTTCAAAGTATATACTTTTCCATTTTCAAGCTCATAATCACATCCTTCAGGTTTATTGACAATAATATTACCGCTCTTTACAAATTCTTTCATGATTTACTGTATTACTGTGTTTAACATCTGAGTATCGTTAGATACTATATCTCGAATCATTTCATCTACTTGCTTATGATTTCTCACAAGATAACACTTAGATTTACTTCTATGTTTTTTCAAGTAGTATTTGAAGAGTTTATACCGTAATGGGAACGAATCTCCCATTAATCCTTTACATTCTACTATAAAGTTTTTACCTTTATATCTTCCTATAAAATCAGGTAAATATGTAATAGGACGTATTTTCTCTTCTAAATAAGTAAACTTTGGAAGAAGAGTAAAGTGCTTTGGCTCATATTTAACAGGTATTCCTGCATTCATAAAAGCTTCATAAGTATAACATTCAAGCTTACTTCTGAAATGTATACCATACTTATCGACCTTTGTCGCATTCTTTACTCTTCCTTTAGATTTAGTCAATGTCGTCATAATGAATCTTTACATGAACATGTTCATTTTTAGATTCGTTAGACTTTTTTGACTTTGGTTCTTGTGCTAACATTACTCCTAATAGAGCAAATATAGCACCAGCAAGGATTCCAGCTATGAATCCTAAAAAAAACTAAATCAGTCATATATATAACATTTTAAAGTGTTGTCTAACCATTGTTTAATTGTATCAAAACCATTAGTCTTAACTGCATCAGATATATCTTTAGCATTATATCGTTTATTAACGAAGAATGCGTAAACTCCATATTTTCTACTGAATTCTCGTGATTTCTGTACTCCAGTTTTGTCCCTGTCATATAACATGACAATATGTTTGAAACTTTTGCGTAACCAGTTCCATTTCTGTTCAGTCAGAAAAGTAGTTTCACTGGATGGACTTACAGCATAATATCCCATCTCACGTAAAACCATTACGTCTTTCAAGGACTTAGTAATTATCAATAAATCTCGATGACATACATTAACATTGTCAAACAGGTCTTTCAATAATTGTTCATACCCTTGTACGTCATCTTCTGTAAGATTTGTTCTCCATTTTGTTTGTTTTGGGGCATAAGGTCTATAAATCTTAAAATGATCATTGATTTTATAAGCATACATAGGACAATCATCCTTATATACAGCTCTCACTGTCTTATTCAGTAGATAATATTTAATACTGAACACATTATAGAATCTTAATGTTTCCTCACTAATTCCATATTGTGCCCAGTATTTAGAGTCAACTTCCCCAAACGGTTGACGTACTATCCCAATCTCATATTTATTAGTATGATATTGAATAGTTCGCTTGGCTGAAGTAGTAGTATCAGTAGAACGTAGTATCTTAAGAAGTTCTTTTTCAAGATCCTCTTTAGTTTTAGCTCCACTCATCATTCTGCAGAATGTTATTGCGTTTCCTGTATCTCCTGAACCATGATCCTTAAATAATAAGTCTCTGGTTCTACTTGGAAATACAGCAAAAGACGGTACTTTATCAGTACTTCTAAGTGGACTGTTATACAGCTTTCCTACCTGGAACTTACCCATATAGTATGCATATATATCATAATCACTTAGTTTCTGCACAATATCACTTAGACTCATGGTGATAGCATTTTTTGTACTATACATAAGCTTAAGTTTTAGTATTACAATACGTGAACGAAACCTGTCCAAGTTGCAGCCGTAGGAAGTGCTGTGAAAGACGACAAGTAACGTCCACGATTGGTGCCGTCCCAGGAGTCGAACCTGGTAATCTAGCCATTAAATGTGGCTCGCATTGATCCGCAAATGCTATAACGACGAATTTAGTAGTGTATTACCTCCTTATAGGCTAGCCACTAAGGCATTCTCTTTCACAAATACATAACAACCGTCCCTCAACTGGTTCTACTAAATTCTTATTAGACTTTTACAGATGTCTTAACTGAGGATTGACAGATTACTGTCGAGAGTTCCACCAGACTTGATTTTAAAATGGCAAGTCACCATTAGGAGTATCAGTTACCGGAGTACTACTTGTTGTAGCAAGCGGATCGGCTGGTTTTTCAATATCAGCTTTAATAGGACGTTCAAGCAAGTCACGCTTGAACAACTTAATCTGTGTCTCCTTTATATCCATTGGTTCAACATAAATACCATTCTGTGATACACGTACATAACCGTTTTTATCATAGATACACTTCAAACGAAGTTTCTTCTTTGTAGCAATAATAGGATCAAGAGTGTTCTTAACCCAATTAATCATATCTACAAAAGATTTTAATTCTACTTCAGGAGCTTTCTCAAAATAGCATTCAATAAGCTGGAGTATTCTTCCAAACTGAATGTTATCTCGTCGCTGAAGATCTTCGTCTGTTTTAATCCACATATTTTTTTCATTCTTCCACTCTGTCATCTCAGCAGTCTGACCTGACTCGTTTTCAAATGTAATACGTAGAAAATCTCGTCCATTAGGTGTTTTCTCAACACTAATAGATTTAAGTGTGATATTTTCATTAATACCAACAGGAATATAATTAGATGTAAACTCTTCGTTGTTTGTTGTAGCTGTCTTTGTATTATACATAGTTTCTATTATTTAGATTTGTTATTTGTGTTGTTTTTATCCGTTGTATCGACATATTTAAGTGTAGCTTTATAAACAGCCTGCTCAAATTTACTAACTGCTAGAATTGCTTCAAAACCTAGTTTTTGAGTGTCTTTATCGAACTGTAACATTGTTTTGTTTACGAATTCAATAAAATCTGTTAGATGCTTGCTATACTCATAAAACTTATCTAATGTTTCCATATTACTTATAAATTTTGTTCCAATACGTTGTTATAGTACCATCTTCGTTGCCTGTGGCAATTACTATGTCTTGTCCTCTTAGATGTGGAGCTCTAGCTTCTTTAATAACGTTATCACCTCCTTTAAAGTTAATATGTGTTTCATTATCTTTACGATAAAGGTAACCAACGGCATCAGCTTCTCCACAGATAATAGAACCAAGTCTACCAACTAAATCTAATGTCATTAGACTTAATTCTTCTCCGTTTTGTTCAATTTGTGTGTCTTTTACATGACCTACTAATATAAATTCATCGCAGAGTCCTCGAAACATATCTATTACTTTTCTAACAGCTTCACGTAAATACCAATACCCCAAACCTTTTGGAAGTGTACGTACGTCATCTCCTTGGTAGTTTTTTCCCATTGGAGTTGCCATATATAACTGTTTTGCGTATGATAAACACATTTCTTCCAGTCTTGTCGCATTATCTATAGTAATATGTTTATAGAAACTATGTCCAACTTCGTTATTCTTAGCTCTAATGGCTTGAGCAATACTTCCTAAATCATTTACACTACGTGCTTGTACAGCCATAGCATCAATAAATTGTGAACCTCCTTCAAGGTCTATGATAAGATTATTCTCTAACTGTGCTAAAGAACTAGTCTTACCTGCTTTAGGACGACCATAAATTATTAAAAATTTAGGATTAGTAGATACTGCTGGAATTTTAGATGTTGGTAATATTAAACCTTCACTCATTGCGTTATAACGTCTTTTAAAAATGAACTTAAGTTAATGTTAGTTGTTTTGTTTATGCTGCCAACTTCACAGCGATATCGATGATAATCTTCTTATTCTCTGGTGTAAACATATCAAAATATTTTATATTTGTGAAATGTGTAAGAGGAATCAAATCATAACCAATCTGAATCTCGTCATCAAAGAATCGTACAGGTGTACCATCAGGAAGCTCAAAATCATACTCGTCCTTACCAGTATCGAAAGTGTACTTATGAGGATTGTATGTAGCAAGAAAAGCGCAAGCACTTGCAAAGTCATCAATATCAATTCCGTTCAAAGTTTTCTTCTTAGGAATTGTAATATCAATGTTGATAGTCTTCTTGGTCTTATTCTCCTTCTTAAGATAAGGAGCAAACGCAAAGATCTTCTCTTTGAACATATTGTTCATTGTAGTTGCAGCACTCTTCTTATTGTTATTATTTGTACTCTTAAATGAATATGTCTTAATCATAATGTCAGCCTTTCTATTTATTCTTCATCAGCACTCTATAAAGTTATTATGTGCTAAATCATTTTCAAATTCAAGTATGCACGGCTTACCAGCATCTCTGTTTTTAAGTAAATGCAAGTAAATTTTATTTTGTGTAGATAGATGCATAGGACCATATTCCGTTATTTGTAACAGTTCTGGTCTATGAATGACAAATACATAATCACTTGCTTGAAACATAGCATCTGACGAAGATAAGTCACTTCTCATAGGATAATGTGACTGTGGATTATTAATTCTTTCAGGTTTTTCAATTTCACGATTCATTTGTGATAATTGTATAATACTAGTATTTGGTAATTTCTTCATTTGTATGAATACATTTTCCAATTCCTGTATTGTTTCTATCACACTACCAATACGTTTGGTTAATAACGCATGATCGTAAAATATGATAAAATGTTTATTTGTACCTTTTACCATATTATCGTAAAATACCTTTATTGTTTGTTCTACTTGTTGAGGAGTACCAGGATTATCTACAAAGTAGATAGGATACTCCTTCAACTGATTAGTTACATCGATGACTTTTTTCAGAGTACTATCATCGAGGTCCGATGTCGAACTATACAGAGTAGAAGTTGTTACCTTGAGCTTATTTGATAACATTCTTCCAACTTGCCTAAAACCAACCATTTCTAATGAAAATACCAAAACTATTACATCTTGGTCTCTATTTAAATCGATAATATCGCTACTAATCAAATTGGCAAAACTTGATTTTCCCGCTCCTGAAATACCAGCTATAGTATATATACTATTAGGTTCAATGCCTCCCATACATATACTATTAAACTTTTCCCATCTGGTCTTTAATGAAACTACACTATGGTCTCTTCTACCTTTAATGTAGTCAATCGCTTCATTACAAACCTTTGAGATCGGTCTAAATGTTAAATTAAATGAGTTCGTTTCCATAACCATTATTCTCTTTAACA